TAAGCGCTCGAATCATCGATTGCTCCCACCTTACGAGCCAAGGCTCCAAGGTGTATTTCACAAATTCCAAAGACTGCTGCTCAATATTAGAAAAGCTCGACTTCTCAAGGTCGCCGACCATGTGAGGTGGGACTCTGAAAATTCGAGCAATTTCATTAATTTGGAATTTCCTCGTTTCGAGGAACTGTGCCTGTTCCGGTGAAATGGAAATAGGCGTGTATTTCATGCCTTCTTCCAGAACAGCCACTTTATTGGCGTTGCCGCTGCCGCCGAAGGTGTTCTGCCAGCTTTCACGGACACGCTGCGGGTCTTTGATGGTGCCGGGATGTTCCAAGATGCCGCCCGGTGTGGCACCGTTGGCGAAGAACTTCGCACCATATTCCTCGCAGGCGATGGCCATGCCGATAGCATTTTTTGCCATAGCGATAGGACTGTAGCCGACAAGACCGTCAAAGCCAAGGCCCGGAATATGCAACACATCGGATGGCTGCAAAATAACTGCCGTATCCTTGTTACGGATGGCTTCATCGTTGCCTCGGTAGTAGGTGTAGTAGAGGTGGCCATTTTCGTCACGGTCAACCACCATACGATTTGGCATCAGCGGATACAGAGCTACAACTTCACCTTTGCCGTTGCGGATAATCTGTGCATAGGCATTTCCCCACAGAAGCAGGTGCGTCATTAGAGTTTCCCTAAACACAAAAGAGGTCATTTCCGGGTTCGGCTCATCGTGAAGCAGTGTATATAACGGATGGTCGATGGCTTTTTCCTTGCCACCAGTATCGGTGTAGCAGTAGAGGTGGAGAGGAAGTCCAGCCACAGCCTCTGCCAAGATACGCACACAGGAATATACAGCGGTCATTTGCATGGCAGAGCGCTCGGTCACCGCTTTGCCGGAGGTGGAGCCGCCGAACAGAAAACGGTAGGCACTACCGGCAGTGGCATTGCTGGGCTTGTCTCTCGCCTTGAATATTCCAGATAAAATTCCCATAGGAATCACGCTCCCTTCTTAAATGAAAAGTATGCCACGCTCGTCATAGACGCTGGCAGAGTTATTGTTGCCACAGCGGATCGCACGGTCGAGACCCATGATAGTAGCTACGGCACCGTCGATTTTCTCTGTGGATTTTTCCTTGTCTGCTTTGATGTTTCCAGCAGGGTCTGTGCGGACGAAGATGTTGTCCATCATCCAGCGCAGTACCGGATGACCGCCGTGAGCGATTTTTTGTTCCAAGGTCAGCTTCATCAGCTCTTTGGTCGGAGGCGACATATCCTTGAAGCCCTGACCGAAAGGCACTACCGTAAATCCCATGCCCTCAAGGTTCTGCACCATTTGCACAGCGCCCCAGCGGTCAAAGGCAATTTCACGGATATTGAACTTTTCGCCCAGCTGCTCGATGAATTTTTCGATGTAGCCGTAGTGGACTACATTACCTTCGGTGGTCTGCAGGAAGCCTTGTTTCTCCCAGACATCGTATGGAACATGGTCACGGCGCACTCGAAGTTCCAGCGTATCTTCCGGTATCCAGAAGTACGGGAGGACCACATATTTGTCATCCTCGTCCAGTGGCGGGAACACCAATACAAAAGCCGTGACGTCTGTGGTGGACGAAAGGTCCAAGCCACCGTAACATACACGGCCTCGTAGGGATTCTTCAGTTACTTTGAATGCACAGGCATCCCATTTGTCCATTGGCATCCAGCGGACAGCCTGCTTTACCCATTGGTTCAAGCGCAGCTGCCTGAAAGCGTTCTCCTCAGCGGGATTCTGCTGCGCCGATTCACAAGCGGCCTGCACTTTATCGATGCCCACTGTAATACCGAGAGAGGGATTGGCTTTCTTCCAGACCGCCGGGTCTGTCCAGTCGTCGCTCTCATCAGCGCCATAAATAACAGGATAGAAGGTCGGGTCAATTTTCCTGCCTTCCAGAATATCCTTTGCTTTCTGGTGGGTTTCATAGCAAATGGAATTGGTGTCGGTACCGGCAGTGGTGATCAGGAAATACAGAGGCTGCATTCGGGCATCACCGGAGCCTTTGGTCATAACATCAAACAGTTTTCTATTTGGCTGCGTGTGCAGCTCATCAAAAACTACGCCATGAATATTAAAGCCGTGTTTACTGTATGCCTCAGCGGAAAGAACTTGATAGAAGCTGTTAGTCGGCTGGTACACGATTCTTTTCTGAGAAGCAAGTATCTTCACACGTTTATTCAGCGCAGGACACATACGCACCATATCGGCAGCTACCTCAAATACGATAGATGCCTGCTGGCGGTCAGCTGCACAGCCATAAACCTCAGCACGTTCCTCGCCATCGCCGCAAGTCAGTAGCAATGCTACAGCAGCTGCAAGCTCGGATTTGCCCATTTTCTTGGGAATTTCAATATATGCAGTATTAAACTGTCGATAGCCATTCGGTTTTATGGTACCGAAGATGTCTCGTATAATCTGCTCCTGCCAGTCGATAAGCTCAAACGGCTTACCGGCCCATGTACCTTTGGTATGGCAGAGGCATTCTATAAAATTGACTGCGTAATCCGCCAGTTCTTTACTGTAGGTGGAGTCCGCAGCCATAAATTTCGTTGGTGTGTAATTTTCCAGTTTTCGCAAACGCCGCTTCCTCCTTTCAAAAGGGCATAAAAAATACAGCCCGTCGGCTGCACTACGAGAGAAAGAGCCTTGCAGCTCAGTCTCAGGGCTATTTTGTTAGCGTGGGTTTAATAATTGTTGCTGTGAATCAGAAGCTCCAGCGCAAGTTCGGTGTCCGGGTCATTGGGTTTGATATCCCAGCCTCTATCGTAGTTACATACGATTTTGCCGTTTCTCTTAAGCATCAGCTTGCTGATTTTGCCGCCGTTGATACCATACTGAGATGGTTCGTCGTAAACCTTCATCCAGTAGTGGAAGATGCTATCGTATACTTTCAGGGAACCTTCGTGCCACATACTCCGCACCTCCTTAAACGCTCATCATGCGGATGGCCGGGATTCTGGCTCTCTGGTTGGTCTGCCAGTCGGTGTAGTTGGCGTTGACCTCAGTGATGTCGTCCATCTTGAAGCCGTGCTTCTCAAAGGCTGCGAGGGTAGGAATCAGGCTGGAGAAGGTGCTGCTGATGGTAAACTCGGTGATGCCGTTTTCCTTCATGCAGTCGGCGATGGCTTCAATGTCCTCACCCCAGATGACCTCGCTAAAATCAATCAGGTCGTTGCCTGCGTCGAGGCTTTTGCGGTAGGCCCAGAACATGGTGCCGTTGATACCGTATTCCTTCAGGCTTCTTGCCTGCTCTGCGATAGCTCTTTCAAAAAGTTCAATTTTCTTCATGGTGTTGTTCCTCCGTAAAATGTGTTTTTTCCTTTCGGTGTACACATATTCGCTCTAAAAGCACATAATAGCAAGTCATTTCTGCGATATAAATCGTAGAATACTGCACGATGTTTGCCGGTATATTTGTGTAGATTATTTCGACACTTTTCGACAAACATCGACGCCGTAGACCACATTCAGGCCAGAGCCGTTGTCCCAATGCACCATGATGGAGCCGGTGTCATCCACGCCCCAGACGGTTCCAAGTGTGCCGACCGGAGGAGCCTGCGCATCGTCCATCTGGACCAGCTCCACACGAGTGCCAGCGGGATACTGGCTGCGGATTAAATCCACTGTTGCCTTATTCGGAAATCTCATCGCTGGACACCTCCTTCTTAGCGCCGCTTTTGAATGCGGAAGACCCGGTCAGGTTCTTCAAGAGAATTTTTCGTTCGGTTTTGTATTCGTTGCCGATGAAGCCGAGGCGGAGCAGGAAGCAGCGGAAAGCGTACTTCTCATTGTCGACCTGCTTTTCGGTACCGTTTACACGCTTCTGGTTTCGGGCCATTTCGCAGAGCTTGCAGATAAAGGTGTCATAAGCCTTCACGCTGTCTGCATCCGGCTGGCCGGGGAACCAAGGGAAGGAAACCTTTGTGTCGGTAATCTCCAGCGGCAGGTCGTCTGTACCCAGCGCCTTGCAGATAAGGCTGCGTTTGGCGGCAATGATGCCTTTCAGGTTTTCGAGGTTGGCATCGGTGAAAATGCTGCGAGGCATGGAAATGCAGATGCCGGTGATTTCATCTTCCGGTGTTGCGTATGCCGGAGGGCAATCCTCCAAAGGTTCCTCGCCGTCGATGACCAGTTCCTGCTGTTCGCTGGTGTGTTCGGTGGACTCAGCGATGAAGCCTTGCTGGGCCAGTGCTTCGATGAGATTTTCGATTTCCTCGCTGTCAGCCATATCATCAAACTCAAGGTTGCCTTCACGGGTGACCGTAAAGTAGTCGATTTGGTAAGCGTAGGTCGGAGTTTTCAGGTAGACCGGCTTTGCTCCGGTGAACTCGCTGATGGCTTTGACCAGCGGTTTGCGGTCTGTTGCCTTGTAGTAAATTGTCATGGTGTATGACCTCCTTTAATTTTGGTAGTCACATATTCGCTCTAAAGGCACAGAATAGCAAGTTATATTTGAGATATAAATGTACCAATTATGTGCCTTTAGAGCTTGTGGATCTTACCAATTATACCGGAGCAATTTCCTCGTATTTATAAGTGAGGCCATCACGGACAACAGTTACATTTGCAGCGGAACCGACCTGCTCGATGTAGCGCTTCACGATAACATCGCAGAATTTTTCGTCCAGCTCAATGGTGTAGCAGATACGGTTGGTCTGTTCGCAGGCGATAAGTGTGCTGCCGGAACCACCGAACGGGTCCAATACCAGCGAGTTAGCCATGCTGGAATTCATAATCGGATACGCCAGAAGCGGGATAGGCTTCATGGTCGGATGGTCGCAATTTTTCTTAGGCTTATCAAATTCCCAGATGGTCGTTTCCTTACGGCCTGTGTACCATTGGTGCTTACCGGCTTTCTTCCAGCCAAACAGCACAGGCTCATGCTGCCACTGGTAAGGACTGCGGCCCAGCACCAGAGATTGTTTCTTCCAGATGCAGGTGCCGGACAAATAAAATCCCGCATCGGCAAATGCTCTGCGGAAGTTCAGTCCTTCAGTATCAGCGTGGAAAACATAAATGGAAGCGTCCTCAGCCATAGCAGAGTGCATCTGCGTGTATGCATCCAGAAGGAATTGATAGAAGGCGCTGTTTTCCATATTGTCGTTTTTGATTTTACCGGCGCTGCCTTCGTAGTTCACATTGTACGGAGGGTCCGTCACCACCAGATTGGCGACCTTGCCGTTCATCAGGATGGCATAGGTTTCAGCCTTGGTGGAGTCACCGCAGACCAGACGGTGTTCGCCCAGCTGCCAAAGGTCACCGGCCTTGGAGAAGGT